CTTGTAGGTATCCTTAATATGCTCAATGATGCGCCTTTGTGCCAAAAACCACCAAACCTCCAAATCCTCGTCCTGTTTGCCGGGTTCGATGCTGTTCTGCCGGCTTTTAGGGTCTTGTAACCGCGCCTCGCGCGTTTCAAAATCCAGCGATTTCGTGGGGTCGGCATAACGCTGGCTGAACTCCTGAAATCGGAACCCGTGCCGCAGGATTTGCCGGCCAATGTCGCGCGTGGTTTCGATCTCCATCACGATGTTGACCATTTCGAAGATCGAAAAGTGCTTATTTTCATAGCAATATTTCAGCAGCTTCCCGCCGGTTTCGGTATTCATCTGATTGTCGGGGTTGCTCACTCTTGCAGCGTAGACGATAAATTCCTCGGGTGTGTTGATGCCCTCAACACGGGGCTGCGTGACGGCGACGATGCGAACTTTCATGTGTTGTCCTTCAGTGCCTGTTTGCCGGGTGGCGTGATTCGATGATATCCTGCACCATCATTTCGATCACTGTTTCGCGTGGGGTCATTTCGGTGGCTCCGGTATGGTCGCGTAGTGCGTCGGCGGATGAAATTCTGGCTCCCATCCAGGCGGTTCATCTCCTTCGGATGTCCAACATTCATGCTTGGGCCACCAGCGCGCAATAACTACCCACCGATCCTTTTTTGGGTTGTTTTCAACAAAACCAGAAATCAGCCATAACTGCCCATTCCGGGCTTCGTCATCAATCTCTCGCCAGGGCGAGACGATCATTGCAGCAAGGCGCGCTTCTATTTTTACATCAGCTTTCCGAAAGGATTGTGAAGGCCCAGTTAGCCATCTTTTGTTGTATGCTTCCCAAAATAACTCTCGCAGCGCATCGCGCCGCACGGTTACAAAATCGGTCATTTTGCCCTCTTGGCTAATGCCGCACGGGCTTTACACCCACTGCATGTGTTTTCATCGAAGTTCGGGCCATACTCACGACAAAGACCCTCACAAAATTGATCTCCGTAATAAGTCAACGCAGCTTCTAACTCCGCGATTCTGGCCCGTGCTGCGGTCAGTTCGGCGCGCATACCGTCCGCGTCCACGACAACCGTGCCCATGCCGTCGCCGGCTCCGACTGGTTTGTAATAGTGCTCGGTCATGGCGTGGGCCTCTTTTTTCCCGATGCGGTCTGCCGCAGCCTGCATCGCATGTTCTTTGGTTGGGTACGCTCCGCTTCCGCCGGCTCCAATAGTTTCGGTCATTTCGCACCCCGCGCGGCGTCAACGGCGGCTAGGCCGGCTTCAACTTTCCATTCGCTCATCTTCTATCTCCTATTTCATCGGCGCTAATTGTTGCAGATCACAAGTTGCTGATAGCACATCAGCTTTCTTCGCTTGAAGGTTTTGCACCTGCTCCACCAACGCGGCCTTGCAGAGGTCTTTTGTTGAGTAGCGTTGCTCCGGCGGGCAAAGCCCGATGCTGCCGAGCATAGCAATCAGGTGAAGGGTGAAAATCACGTCCTTTCCTCCAACAAGCCTCCTTCAAAGATATACGTCCCGACATGAGACAGCTTCACCCACGGTGCTGCGTGGATTTTGCCGCCCATTTCCCTCCACTTGAAACAGAAGTGATAATCCTCACTGAGCAGGCGATTGCTTTCCTTGTCGATGCTGGTGGCAAAAAACTCGCGGATCTTCTCAGCGCCCATTTGTCCGGCCAAGTCATTCACATCATTGGTGTATGACGGCACTTCCAAAGCCATCTTTGTCAGCACTTCGCGCTTGATGAGCATACAGCCGGTGCCACCGGCGAGGATCTCAAACGGCTTATTCTGCGCCACCGTTATCTCGTTGGCGTTGTCCAACAGGTTCAAAACGAAGCTGGCGGTGTGCTTCTTTAGATCATCGACAGGAACGTTCATTTTCACCGCACGTTCAACGGTATGCCAGTTGATTTCTTTTTTCGGGTAGATACCGCAGACAACATCAACGTCAGCCATCACCATTCCCATAATATGCTCGGCCTGGAAGCGAATATCAGCGTCAATGAACAACAGGTGTGTTGCCTGCGTCTTGAGAAACTGATGCACCAGGGCATTCCGAGCACGAGTGATGAGCGATTCATTAAAGACGAAACTGTTGGCGAGTTGCCATTTAGCTGCCGCAAACTGCGATTGCAGTTGGCAGACGCTTTGCATGAAGAATCCGGTTGTCATGCCGCCATACATTGGCGTTGCCAGCATCACAAACGGCCTTTTGCCGCGTTTAGTCGGTGCTTTCGGCATTGTTTGTCCCCTTAAGAAGCGGCAGGAAGTCATCCAACCGCATGATGATGATACTCTCCCGCCTGTCTGCCCTAGCTATCACCAAAGGCTTCTGAGCGGGGTTTGCGGCTCTAGTGGCTTGGTCTAGCCAATCATACACGGCAATGCCTGCGCGGCGCTTGCACTCCACGAGGTAGCCGGGGAGGTTTATGTCCCCCCCGCCATCCCTGGTTTGGTTTAGGTTGCGTTCAACCTGAATCCCCAGCGCATCCTGCAATACATGCACAATGTCGCGTTCAAACGAAGCTCCCTTAGTGCGCTGAGACTTGCCCATTAGAACGGGATATCGTCGTCAAAAGCTTCGATTTCTTTTGGTTTGAACGTCTCGGCATCGGGCTTGGCCCTGGGCTTAAAGTTGTCGATCTTCATGCTTAGGAACATGCCGCTAGCCCCTTGGCGGTTCCACATGGCGATTTTGATCTGTTGTCCGGCCTTGCAGTCTTCATCCAGCACCAAAATAGCATCCCAATCGGGCGCTTTTTCGTGCTTTTTCTCCTTCACCTTGAAAGCAATGCCTGCTCCAACTTGTGGCGGGTTTTTGAGTTGCATCTTCGCTTCCTACTTCAGCATGTTGAGATATTCGGGTTCCAGTTCGTCAAACACCGCTTTGTTTACTTCCGCCAGTTCCTGGCCGGTCATGTGTTTGCTTTCCTGCGACAGTTTGGGCGAGTTGCGGATACGATCCACAAGGTCATTGTAGCCTTCCACCCATTCAGACTTACCCGAATGCGTTGCGTGGAGTTTCCCACCTGGAAGATAGAGTGGAAAATCGTCGGGCGATGCAACCGGGGCTGCCAAAGCTGGCATAGAAGCAGGGGCTGGCGTCAGAGCCGGTGAAAAGCTTTCCATCTCCTCCTCGGTGTATGTTCCGACAATGCAGCCCGGATAGACCGTTCGGATACCTTCCGAGATGCAGCGCGAACGCAGCATGGCCCTGGGGTATTTGTTCCAGTTATCCTTGCCTGCCAGCCCGATTGCGTGGGCCTGCTTTATCGTCCAGGTTAGTTCGAGACTGCCGCCTTGTGGGTGCGTAAACACGCCCGTCACTTGCTGGTCGGTGTAGGTCTTCCATTCCACCTTGCCGCCTGCATTTTGAAAACGGGCCAGCATCGCATCCGCTTTAAGCGCAGGCCTACCCTGGATAACGTGATAATCACGAGCAGCAATCGCTGGGTGCAGACCTTCGCCTTGCGCGATGAGCATCAGGGCCAGCGCCTGATCCTCGGTTTTAATGCCAAACAAACCGCTCTTGGCAACGGCAAGAGCCATTTGCCGCATTTCACCAACAGGGATGAGTGCGTTACTCATCTGCTTCAACCTTTTCCATCGCTGCGTCAAAAATGCTCATCCCGGATCGGGGCTTGTTCCCCCGAATAACGTCGGCAACAACATCCACAACGCGCTGCACTGCGGCCGCACCCACCCCCTTCAAGCGGCGAAGTTCTCCAAGCGGCATGTCCGCTACGTCGCCCAGCGTGACAGCATCACCAAATTCAGCCACCATCGCATTTTTCGCCCGCGCAGGGATTTTAGTATCCACGACGTAAACATCTTTCCAATCTGTCATGATTCGCCCCTATTTAACGATAAGACGCCGAGAACCGGCGCGTTCAACGATGAACTTGTTATAAGTATCAGGCATTGTCGATTTAAACAACGCGGTATCAAGTGTTTTTGTGGGTTTTGCTGCTTTCCAAGTGACCAAAGTGCGGCCATCAATCGTGCGGATTTCGCTGGCATTACCCATAGAGGTTTGAAGATAAGCAGCAATCTGCTCCTCTTGATCTTCGAGCGTTTTGCGTTGTGTTTTAATCGCCTTAAATTTCTCCACGATCTGTTCGCATTCCGCGCTAGCCAATACGAAGTCGCCATTGTCCTGCGGCCAGGCCAACCGGGCGTCATTGCTGGTTTGGGGGGCTGGGAGCGTCCCTTGTTGCACATGTGCCCACAACGTCGCGTAGTGTTTAATATGCTCAACGCGCATTTCATCAGTTACGTCGATCCTGAACGTGCGAAAATGCTGACCGCCAAACAGCACCGCTAAATAAACGGTGCCGACGCCCGCAACGCAGGCTTCGTGGATGCACTGCACCATATCTGCCGCAGGAATACGAACAGGTTCACCGTCCTCACTAAACTTGTGCGCTGCCGCATGATTATAGTTTTTGCACTCCACCAGGGCGCGCTGGTCTTCAGTGATATAGTCGAAGTGGGACTTCATCCACGTCTCGCTTGGATGCGTCAAAGACACGTCAAACTCTTTGACGCGCAGCTTGTGCTTGTCTTCAAACAAGCGCGCAATGTGCGGCTGCATGAACAGGCCCATCCGCATTGCCTCCTGTTGCCGCTCAGGCAGGCTTTCAACCGGGTTACGGGTGCGTTTCCCCTGTTTTTCGAGGATTAGCTCGACGGTCTCACCATTCACGTCTCGCCGGCAATCTGTTGACCACCAAGCAGATGCACGATTTTCGGAACTAAAGTCATCCATGATCTTTCTCCAAAAAACCTTTAAGCAGGTCAGATAGCTCTTGCGCCTGCTCGCGCTTAAACCTCAGCGTCATATCGTGCGCGTGGTGCATGGTGCTGAGACAAAAAATGTCGCCATCGACAAGATGCGTCAGGATCAAGCGACTATGCTGCAAAACAACAGACGGCATTACCAAATCCTCCACCAGGAGCGTTTAACAGGCTCAAGTTCGTGATTTATGCAGATGAGTGCGGCAAGCTGCTCCAGCTGGAGAGCGATAGACCGCAGGTTGCGAATTGAGCTCACCGGCAAGCGCCGGTATTCGCCCGCTTCAATCCCGCCAGACAACTGACGGGCTAAGTGAAGTAATGTTTTGCGGTGCGTCATTCGCCGCCGTCCAATTCGTCCAGTGCTGCGCGGATTTCACGCGCCATCCATAACGGCAAATCCAACACCATTAGGCAGCCGGGATGACCCTCTTGTTCGATCGTGGTGCTGATGTAGAGGTTTTTTTTGTCCACCTCGACGGCAAAATATGTGAGGTTTTTGTGCTCGCTAATCGTATTTTTGTAGAGCGTTCGCATTGGAGTGTTCCCGCATTCGCCAGGATTGGCAAACAAATAATCTCATGCTCGGGTTGCGCGGTCAATAGGCGATATGATAGAAACACGCTCCAAAACAGGAAAAGAGGTCATTATGCAAAAAACCATGTCGATTATCGTGCCGACGGAGTTGCTCGACGGTTTGACGGAAATTGCAAAACGCGAGGATCGGACGGTTTCTAGCTTGGTCCGAGTTGCGCTGCGGGCGTTCCTTGAACGTGAGCGTATCGAGGATGAGGCTAGGGATGATGCATGAGCGCGACACCGTGGATGCCTCTGTACGTCGCTGATTACCTAGCGGACACCGGCCACTTATCCACCGATGAGCATGGGGCGTACCTGTTGCTCATCATGCACTACTGGCGCACGGGAGGCTTGCCTGACGATGACACGCGCCTTGCCAGCATCACTCGATTGGGCAAACGGTGGCTCAAAGTCTCTCAAACAGTGCGCGATTTCTTTCACGCCGAAAATGGAATGCTAAAGCACAAGAGAATAGACTTGGAACTAGCTAAGGCATTGAAAATTCGCGATATCAGGGTAGCAGGAGGTATAGCAAGATCGCAGCAGCGTTATAGCAAGCCGCTAGCAGAATGCCAGCAGGAGGCTAGCCAATCACAGTCACAGTCACAGCTACAATCACAGCAATTAGAAAGAAGCATAAGAAAACCCCCTCTATCCCCCACTCGCTCGTGCTCGCTGAGTGTGATTATGGAGCCTGACGGGTTTGAGGATTTCTGGGCTGCTTATCCGCGTAAGATCGGCAAAGGTCAGGCCCGCAAAGCCTGGAATGTGGCCGTCACCAAAACGTCAGCCAGTGCCATCGTGCAGGCGTGCGAGGGTTATCGCTGGACCGGATCGGAAAAATACACGCCTCACCCGGCAACGTGGTTGACCGGAGAACGGTGGACTGACGAAAGACCAACGGAAGTAGATTTCTTGGAGGGACTGACATGACCAAGCAGGAACAATTTTTTCGCGCACTCGCAAAGTTGGTGCAGCCCGATGATCCCGAAGCGGCTTATCAGGCTCTTAAGCCAATGGCCGCAATGCTGACCAGCACGCCGGAGAGAGTGTGGCAATCTCGGCAATGCTTGGAAGCAATCGCAACAGCCAAGCGCAGGACGATTGTGCCTAACTACGCCGATCTGCAATCCGCAATCGGGCAATGGCTCAGGGACAACCCGGACACAACAGCGATACCGGACGATCGCATGTCAGGCTGGTCTGAGATGGACCGGCGGTGGCTGGATTTTTATCGCACACGCAAGGCGGAGGGTTTCGTGCCTCGAGGCAGGTCAAACCTCATGAGCCTGATCGGGCAGCAGGCACCCGCGATATTGCCGTTTATAGCCGCAGAGGAGCGCGTAGAGCCTGGTGCGGGGAGGCGCTGGTATGATGATACCGGAGAGAAGTGAAAAGCCCTCTATGGGCCTCTGACGGGCTTCAGAGCGTGTAGGCAAAAAAAACCCCCGGATAGCGACCGGGGGCAAGTTCACGGAGAGGAAACACCGACGGAGCAAAAATTACGGCTGATCCTCGCCCTGGTCAACATTAAACTTGTCGGCAAACACTTCATGCACGTCTGAAATCGCGCGTGGAGTTACTTTCGGAGTCATATCTCGCAGAGTTGCCAGCACGTCGGCATAATCATAGCCGTCTGCGAGATATAATTCGGGTTCTTTCATCTGCTCCAAAATGTGTATAATCGCCTGCATAGCGCCAGCAATTACGATATTTTGATTTATGCATAGTTGCGCTTCGTCTTCAGCTAATTTTTTCCAATATCTACGGTTTGTCATTGGTTTCTATCTCATTCCTAAGAGCGATCAGTTCGACCATCCCGCCGTTGAGCGATATCCGATCATCTTTCGATTTGCTGTTGGTTATCTGTTGCCGCAGGATCGAGATGCGGCGGGTTATCCGTTCAAGCGGGGTGAGGGGTGGAAGCATTTTTTTCCCAAAATACCAAATAGATGGAACCATCGACGTCACGCATCGGCTTGTGGCGTCTGTTGCCATGCAAGCATGTTTTCGCTTTTGCGTCTGCATCGGCATGGCTCTCAGCCTGCCCATCCCATCGAAAAGTGCCCACATTCCCGGCGGGTGTTTGGTAAGTGTATGTTGCGATATACCGCGCCATGTCAAAATATCCCCACCAGAACGAGGGTCAGCACAACCCCAGCGAGGGCGCCAAACATGAAACAGGTGGAATGGTAGGACATCAACCACCTAGCCCAAAACGACGGTTTCGTGTGCTCCTCCCAGATCCCGTATTTGAGATTAGCCGTGCGTTTTTTCATGTTCATGATGTATCCCCTTTTGAGTATCCTGCCGAGTGCAGGCCATAGCAGGCGCCGCAGCCCCTGCTAGAGTCCGGATTAGGCAGCGATGCGCTTCGCTTCAAACGCTTGGATGTAATCCGCTGCCTTGGACGCCTTGGATGCAGCTGCAACTACCGATTTGTTGTCAGCTTTCATCGCTGTAATCCAAGACGCCAAATAATCAGCATGACGAACGGCGGGCTCTACGCCCAAAGACGCGCACAAAAACGCGCTGGTCATTTCCGCCGTCAATTCCTCAATTGCGTATGCGTGGTCTCCGAACCGTCTACCGAACTGCCGATCTAACCGGCTGGCATGGCCGGTCCAATGCCCAAGTTCGTGTAGTGCGACCTGATACCAACCCATCGGATTAGGAAATGCACTAAGGGGAGGCATCACAACGTGATCCGCAGTAGGGTTATAATAGGCGCGGTCGCCGCTAATCATTACGTGCGCCCCTGTGTTGGCGATCAAATCGTCGGCAGCAATGTGCTGTTGCGGTACGCTTAACGGCAAACGCTCTGCAATCGCAGCCAAACCCGAACATTGGGCAGCGTTGAAAACAGTGTACGATTTGAGGAAAAATATAGGCTTTGCATCATCCCCCTTCGGCATAAACCGATCGGCATAAACAACCGAGGTGCCCTTCTCTCCCTTCATCACGGAACCGCCAAGCGCAACCGCCTGCTTGAATGTAAGCCACGATTGCGAGCCGAACCGCGATCCGGCGATCCACAACAGGGGGATGTTAATCCCGGAATACGCTTTCCCTGTAACCGCGTTGTGGGGCAATTTCGTGGTGGTGGCGTTGCCATCCTTCCACGGCTTAACCCAAGGAATGCAACCCGCCTCTAATTGAGCGAGGATACTGTCAGTCACGGCTTGATAGATATCGGTTTTGGTCACGGGATAATCCCCTATGTTGTGGGGGGCCGAAGCCCCGCTGTCTGTTGTTTTAGAAGTCGCCGTAGAGCTGGCCATCTTCGCCGAGCCAAACGCAGTAATCTCCGACCGGCTCGCCGTATAAGTCTATGACTGGCACGAGGACCACCGTCACGCCGTCATCGTCATGCCATCGAGCCGGGCCGGTCGTGTGGCCGTCATAGCCCCAGCTCGAGAGCATGGATTGCGCGTATTCCGTTGCGGCCGCCACCATCCAGGCGCTAAACCAGTACACTGCCGGCTTGTCGGTTGCGATCACATCGGCGCGAGCTGCTTCTACTAAACGCATGATGTCTGCGGGAATGTTCATGTCTTCGTCTCCGTGGCGTGATTGCCTAAGCGCATACTGCCAGAGCTAGACCTGGTTGTGTGTCTTATCTTTTCACCGTTTGTCGTATTTTATTGCAGCCTGCTGTCGCAATCTCTTCCCCTGCGTGCGCGTCTATAGCTCTACAGCTCTATAGCTCTATAGCTATAGCTATATATCTATAGACTGCCCACCGCGCTGTCGCAGCGCCACCCAGCAACTCGAGTGGGCAAGTGTGCGGGAGTGCTCCTACTCTGACCGCCCCTCGAGCTACCGCTCGACCGCCCCTCGAGCACCGCTCGAGCTACCGCTCGACCTCCCCCCGGAACGCTATTTGGGCCAGCAATCTCGACCAGTCTCGAGCATAGACATGCTCACGCTTCACGCGCAGCCTGCTCGAGCATTGGACGCCTTCCTCGAGCATCCGCTCGGCAGGCAAACGGGATGGCCACGGCATGGGCCCTGGGCCCCCTCATGCGGGTGCCCCTTTCGCAACTCCCCCCAAGAAAAAACCATGTTTGCGGCACTTCAATTATTTGTTAAAACCATATATAACTTTATGAGGAGGATTTGTTGTATGGCGATGCGTGAAGAATCATTGAAGCGTTTGAACCGGATACTTGACCGTTGGGCGGTTAATGTTCGGTTGCGGGACATTGCTGATGGGGAGGGCGTTAGCCTGACCACAATTTTGTCTTACTTGAAGTATGCTCGTGAGACTGGGGACCATCGTGCGCATGTTCGTCGAGTGCGTCCGGCTGAACAGCCTATTCGGTTTTTGGATGCGTGTATGCTCTCTGGGAAGGAGGGTGTTTCGTATGATGATCTGAAGGAATTGCTTTGGCCGCACGGTTATTTGCCTGTGTCCTGGCGGTCAATCATGAGTTTGTGTGCGCAGAAGAATAGGAAGCAGGGACATGCAATCATCGCCTCGAAGCAAAGGTATTACTACGTTGGCGAGGATGAGCCTGCGGCAAAGGTTGATGCTGAGTAGCAGCTTCTACGTGGAGAGCGTGGTATGAAGTTCGATCTTAAGAAGTTCTACAAGTTTTGTTCGGAGCTTCAGATTGAGACCAAGGAACAGGGTCTGAAGAAACTTGGCACCCTGCTTGGCACTCAGACCTATGTGATGGAGGAGATTCAGAAGGGTCTTGAGAACGATATCCATCATTATGTGATTCTGAAAGGGCGTCAGCAAGGCATTACGACAATCAGTCTGGCGTTGGACTTGTATTGGGTGTTCACACATCCGGGTTTGGGTGCGACGTTGGTGACTGACACGGAGGAAAACCGTGAGATGTTCCGCAGCACTCTTGGCATGTATCACGAGCATTTGCCGCGTGAATGGAAGATGCCGGTTGATAGCCACAACCGGAATCAGATGGTGCTGAAGAACCGAAGCCGGTTGTTTTATCAGGTGGCCGGGTTGCGAGCGAAAGGCACTCTGGGGCGCGGCAAAGCTATTACCTACCTTCACGGCACGGAGACAAGTTCATGGGGTGATGAGGAGGGTTTGGCGTCCTTGTTGGCTTCGTTGGCGGAAACCAACCCCGACAGGTTGTATATGTTTGAGAGCACGGCTCGCGGCTTCAACATGTTTCATGACATGTATATCACGGCCAAAAGAGCCAAAACGCAGAAGGCTATTTTCTGCGGTTGGTGGCGGAACGAGTTCTACTCTGTCGATGCGGAATCTCAGGTTTACAAAGTCTATTGGGATGGTCGATTGACCGGCGAGGAGAAAGAATGGGTCCGGGATATCAAGAAGCTTTATGGCGTAGAGATCAATTCACGTCAGATGGCTTGGTGGCGTTGGAAACTGTCTGAAGGCATTCGTGATGATGCTTTGATGTATCAGGAGTTTCCGCCCACTGAGGACTACGCTTTCATTATGACCGGCAGTTCGTTCTTCTCGAACGCTCGCTGCACGGATGCGATGAAAGACGCGAAGAAGATGGTGCCGGAGGTGTATCGCTATGTGATGGGCGCGCACTTTGCCGACACTGAGGTTGTGCGTTCGTCTGACAAGCTGGCAACGCTTAGGATTTGGGAACAGCCGATTGACACGGCTTACTACGTCATTGGCGCTGACCCGGCGTATGGATCTAGCGATTGGGCAGATAGGTTCTGCATTAGCGTCTGGCGTTGCTACTCGGACGGCATGGAACAGGTTGCCGAGTTTGCAACCAGTGAAATGAACACTTATCAATTTGCCTGGGTGATTAGTCATCTTGCTGGCGCGTATCGCAATTCAACGCTTAACCTGGAAGTGAACGGACCTGGACAAGCCGTCATCAATGAGTTGCGCAACTTGCGGCGTCAGGCGGTCAGCATAGGCGGGCAGCACGGTAAAGATCTGATGGATGTGCTGGGGCATATGTCCAACTACATCTGGCGGAAGAACGACACGTTGAGCGGTCCAAGCAATGCTATGGGATGGGTAACAACGGTATCGTCCAAAGAGCGGATGATGAGTTACCTGAAGGACTATTTTGAACGAGGCATGATGCGCGTATGCAGTCAGGATCTGATCGAAGAAATGAAGACCATTCGCCGTGACGGCGCTTCGATTGAGGCTGGCGGACGCGGAAAAGATGATCGCGTGATTGGCGCTGCGTTGGCGGCAGCTGCTTATGCTGAACAGGTGCAACCACGATTGGTGGCAATGAAACTAAGCCGTGCGGTCAACAAGTCTCAGGAGAACAGGACTCCTGAACAACTCAGCGTGGGCCGCAACGTATCGGACTACCTCAAAAACATTGGCATGTATGGTTCCTGATGAGCGTCCTGCCCAAAAAAGTCTTGATGGAGCGTATTGACAGGTTTCTCGCGGATAAGAAACGGGGGATCTCGGCGGCGTTGTTTGCCAACGTGGCGGGCATTACCGAGGATCTGTTCAAGAAATGCTTTATCCAAAAAATCAACCCGGTCTCAGAGATAACGCAGATTCGGGTTAGCAGGGCCTTGCAACAGTGGGAAAATGGCGAAATTGCCGTGATGCAAGGCATGTATAACACCCGGTTCACCGAGTATCGGCGTTCGCCTAAACCACGCATGTACCGCCACCTGGGGCTTCAGGTGGTTGACGGGCAAATAAAGATGGATGTGGGTATTCGCAACCGTGCGGACTATTCGCGACCAAGTTTCAATCAACAGCTTGAAGGCAATAAAGGGGACTGATATGGCTGTAAAACGTGACTACAAATGCGACCAGCATGGGTTCTTTGAGGCTTGGGAGCCTGTATGCCCGAATGGCTGCGAGCATGGCATTAACGTTGTGTTCCTTCGCGCACCGTCATACATGTCGGCAAGAACGAAAACTGCTGATCGCTCGCTTAAAGGCATGGCTCAAGAGTTCGGCATGAGCAACATCAAAAGCACTCGTGAAGGCGAAAGCCAACAGGGGTATTTCACAAGGAACAACACGCCGGTTTCTAAACAAGAACAAGAAATGCGTGAAGCGCGTCCGGGTGACAATGCCATTTGGGGCGGCGGAGGCGGCATTAGCATGTCTAATGTTATGGGCGGAAAAGCATACAAGTCTGTTAAAGGGGAATCTGTTAGTCTATTGCCCAGAGATGTAGGAGACTTGCAAGGACCACGCACCGCAAGTTATATTGCCGATCATGAGGGGTTAAAGATCAAAACATGATTATCCCGTCCGATGCTGATGAGCGAGAGTTTTTCTATTTAGACCTAGCTGAGAAGTGTTACGTTTCGCAAAATGAGCGAAAGGGCGATTATGTTTCCCTGCGTAGCTATTTCTTGTTTGGCTCTGGTCCTGAAGAAAGCCCAGCGCATTATAACAAGATCTACCCGCATATCGACCAGCTTGTGTCATTCCTCTACAGCGCGGACCAAACCCGTTTTTCTATTGCGTTGGGTGCAGCAGTCAAAGAAGCGGAACATTCCAAGATCCCCGTCTTGACTCAGGCTCTTAACGACGAATGGTCAAACACCAACGCTGACAACATCTTTAGCATGGCCCTAACGTGGTCACTGGTGTTTGGCTGCACGTTTGTCAAATTGGTGCGTCGCCCTGGCGGCATTACACCGTATATGGTTGAGCCTGGAGCCATTGGCGTGTTGCGCGAGGATGTGCCTTACACGGATCGCCAAGAGGCTTTGTGCCAGACCTACTACATCACCAAATCCGAATTGGCGCGAAACCTATACCGACACCCGCGCCGTGAAGCGTTGATGAAACGCATTACCTCCTCCATCCATGCACCGACCGAGATTCCGAATGCGGTCAACCGCATTATCATGTCGCAGAGCAATCCGACCATTTACGGCAACGTAAACTTGGATCTGTCTGGGGTGAACCGCATGCGGCCGCAGGTGGCTGAAGATACGATCGAGATGCGGGAGCTCTACGTCTACAACGATGAGACGCAAGACTATCAGATTGTCACGATTGCCGACCCCGGCGTTGTAATTTATGACCGCCCGTTGTGGAACGAGGATTCAAACAAGGCAATTTTCTTAAAAGGAGAGTTGCCGTTTGTGCATTTGAATCCCAACCCCCAGTTTGACTACTATTGGGGGCAGTCTGAAGTTTCTCGCCTCATTTATCTGCAAGAAATGCGCAACAAGCGGATGAGTGAGATACTTGATCTGTTGTCCAAGCAAGTAAACCCTCCGACAGCTTTGATGGGCTTTACTGGCATTTTGGATGAAAAGAACTTTGCTCTTAACCGTGCTGGCGGGTTGTTGGCGACCGACATGCCCAATTCAAAGGTTGAGAAACTTGCGCCTGAAATCCCGCAGGACCTTTACAAGGAAATTGGCGAGATTGACGCAATGTTTGCTGAAGCCTCTGGTATCAGCAGCATTCTCTCCGGTCATGGCGAGTCTGGAGTTCGTTCTTCTGGTCACGCTTCGCAGTTGGCGCGGCTTGGGTCTTCCCGTGCGAAGAAGCGCGCTCTTATCGTTGAGGATGCGCTTGAGAAAATGGCGACACTCTATCTGCGGCTGATGCAGATGGACGACGACACGTCTTTCCGCGATGCAAATGGCATGGATTTTATCGCGGAGCAGTTTACTAAGGATTTTGTCGTCAAGGTTGACGCGCATTCCAATAGTCCAATTTTCATGGAAGATTTGCGCACTTTGGCGTTTAATCTGTTCAAGGCAGGCGCGATCGACAAAGAGAGCTTGCTGGATCTTCTGGAGCCTCCAATGAAGCAGTTGTTGAAAGACAAGCTGAAAAAGAACGAGGCAAAAGCAGCCGCGCAACCGCACCATGAAGGCGGTGGCGCAAAATTAAAACAGGTGAAGTAATGGCTGATGAAACTCCTCGTGGCGATCAGCCAAGAATTCAAACTTCCCAGTTGAATGCAGGTAGAGATGGCGCAGGCATTGAATATCGCGTATCCTCTATTCGCACGTCCGCGCCGCGCGCTAATACGCGCCGCTTGGATCGTGAATGAAGGGGGGTGATTTGATGTATCGCGCCATGAAACGTGCTCGCCGTCGCGCTCGCTAAATGACGGTGGCCCAGGGGACGCAACTCAAATTATGAAAGGAGGATTTATTATGGCTAAGGGCCGCAAGCACCGCCGGAAGTAACTAACAGACGGGTTTAGCCCGTTGTTAGTCTCCGATGTCCGCTGAGGGGGACGGACCTCAAATATATTCCCCCTTGTTTTATTATGCCAAAATCTGCTAACGCGGATTCATTATTAACTGGAGCGTAAGGTGTCTGATTCGACTTCTAAGATGATGGAGTTGATGCAAGCGCAGCAATCTGCGCCGGGCGCTGCTATTGGGTCTGACCCCAATGCTCCTCAACCGCCGTCTGCGGCTCCTATGTCAAATCCTGAACCTCGTCTTGGAACGCAGGAATCGGCTCGAATCAATATTGGTTTGGCGATGGATCTTCTTGAGCAATCGCTGCCGGGTCTTGGTGCTGAAAGCGATGAAGGGCAAAAAGTCATGTCGGCTCTTAAGAGCCTGACGGGCATGATGGGTCCGCGCACCGCCAAGACTAACAGCCTCAAGAATGCTGAGATTCTTCAGATGCTGCAAACCCTGCCAAATGCAGGCGGTGGCAGTCCTGAAGCTAGGGCTATGGCGGCTTCTCCGCCGATGCCCGGTGCGCCTCCTGGCGCTCCTCCGCCCATGCCGCCCGGTGGTATGCCCGGTGGTATGCCTCCAATGCCGCCCGGTGGCGGCGCTCCGCCCATGCAAGGATAAGATCATGGAACTTTTCAAGCCGAGGGGCGCTGGTGTCATCCGCCGCCCGACTAGCGACCAGCAGATGCATGGTCCAATCTACAACCCGCCGCGCTACGCGCATCTTGGTGGGCTTTCTTCTGCGTCCAAGACTGGACCGAAGAACAACCTGTCGATCAAGAAGCCCGGCGACGGGCATAAAGTCATCTGAATAGGTTAGGGGACAGACATGCCTTCTCTCGAAGATCTTTCGCCGGAAGCCCGCGATGAACTCGCGGCTTTGGCGCGTCAGCTTGCTGAAAATCCGGCCACTCGCAAAGACTTTTTGCGTCTGACCAAAAAAGCCAAGCCTGACATGACGATCCCGGAAATCGACATTGAAGATCGCACCACGAGTGCGATTGACGCTTCAGACGCCCGTGTTCGTCAGCTTGAAGCTAGGCTTCAGGAAAAAGAGGCTCTTGAAGATCTTGAGCGTCGCCGCACCAACCTTATGAAAAAAGGCATGGTGAAAAGCGAAAGCGAGATCGAGGAAGTGGAGAAGATCATGTTGGAGAAGGGTATTACTTCTCACGAAACCGCAGCGGATTACCATCGCTGGATGCGTGAACAGGCCGCGCCGACTCCCACTTCCTATAACCGGAACGTGATGGACGACACTGCCAAGACTACGCTTTCGGCGTTCTGGAAAAACCCGCAGATGGCTGCAAGGAATGAAGCGGCAAAGGCTTTTAATGAGTTGCGCAAACCCACGCGACCCATTGGCATTTGACGTTTTGTAGGGGACTTAATTTTTTTCGGAGATAAACCATGCCTATTGGTGGTGGCATTCTTCCGGCGACGGGATCAACGCAGTATACCGAGCTGACTTATGTCACGCGGCGTGCGTTTATTCCCAAGCTGGTTGTTCAAATCTACAACTCGACTCCGCTTCTTGCGGCGTTGATCTCGAACAGTCAGGTTGCTTCTGGCGGTGTGTCTTCTGTTACCGTGCCGGTGCAGGGTTCGCAGTTTGTCAACGCGCAATGGTCTGACTACAGCGGTTCGTTCAGCCAGCCGAGCGTCCAGCAAGGCGCGTTCGACGCTGAATTTAACCTAAAGTTGATGATCGCTCCCGTGCCGTTCCTGGGCATGGAAGGTGCGGTTCAGCAGGATCATGCTGTTATTCCGCTCATTGAGGCTCGCATGAACGATGCGACCAACGTGATGATGGATGCGATGGCGACGGCGCTTTACAACAACACGACCAACACGCAGCAGTTTATTGGGCTGCCAGCCGCGGTTGATGATGGCACTGGCACTGCGACTTACGGCAACATCACTCGCTCGACCACTCAGAACACTTGGTGGCGCTCGAAGGTGTATGCGGCTGGTTCGGTGAACCCGACTCGTCAGAACATCTTGCAATACATTTCCGGCACCGTGAAGAATGGCGCTGAAGTTCCGACCTTTGCGGTTTGCGGCTTTGGCACTTGGACACTTCTGGCGCAGGACTATGTTGGTCAGGAGCAGTATGTCATTACGCCAGGTCACGGCTTTGACACTGATGCCAATGGCCCGCAGGCTGCGTTCCGCGCTTTGATGGTTGCCGGCGTTCCGGTTTACCCGGACCCGTATTGCCCTGAAGGCACGGTTTACTTCCTGAACACAAACTATTTGTCGCTCTATATCCATGAGCAGGGTTCGTTTGTGTTTACGGGTTTTGAGTCCACTTTGCCGAATTGGCAAATTGGTTATGTCGGTGCGGTTCTGATGATTGCGGAATTGGTTAACACCAAGCCGCGTTCTATGACCAAAGTCACCGGCTACAACAGCCTTTCGATCTAAGGAGTTAGTCAATGGCACTCGCTCTTAACAAGATCCTCGTCAACAACGTCAGCGCCAACTCGGCGGCGGCGTATTTTCAGCCGGTATCGGTGGCGAATGTTGGCGCGGGCAACTCGACTGCGATGCTTAACTCGCAGTTTGTCCCGGCTGGCATGTATCTCATGCTTCCGTCTGCTAACGTCACCATTGAGGTGAACAACTACACTGGTAGTGCGAATAGCTGGAGCACGCTCCTTGCTAACAACACTGGCGGCGTTCTGTTCTCTGACGGTTTCAACGTCCGCGCGAACGCCGTCACCGGCACTCAGACGGTCACGTTGTTGACGGTGAATGGCGGTCAGGCGGCTTCTGGAACCTTCACTTCCTAAAGGAGTGACCGATGGCTAATCCTGATTCCGTAGGTCAGTTTTACCAAGACGCTTTTGGGTCTTTTCGTGTGTCTTTCTCGCCAGCGACTTCGTTGGCAAGCACTGGCAATGCGGTTGCGACCCTCCCGATTCTTTCGGGCGGCGTTGGTAGCACTGGCTCTTACATCATCCGTCGCATTACGGTGACAAACCCTGCCAACACTGCGGGCGGCACAGTTCCGTCTTTGGCTACTGCCAATGTGACCATCCTCACCAGCAACGACGGTAACACGTCAAACGCGGTGACGACGGCTGCTGGGCAGACGCTAGGTAACGTCACTGCTGCCAATACTTGGCAAGACCTGACGCTTGCCTCCGGTGCGGCCACTACTGCCTACACTGCAAATGCTTTGTTCGTTAAGGTTGGCGTTGCTGTCGCCAATACCTCGGTGAACATTAGCGTTTGGGGCGACGTGGTAAGTTTCTGATGGACAAAGTGTGGGTCACTAATACGGGTTCTGACTTCTTGCAGGGTTCTTGGGACGGGGAAATTTTCAAATTTCCGCCTCAGACCTCTGTTGAAGTTCCTGTAGAAGTGGCCCGCGCTACTTTTGGCTATCAGATTGAAGATAAAGCGCCGTTTTTGACCCGTTTGGGCTGGGTTAAAACGTCAAATGACGTTCCGCAGGGATTGGTGCGCCTTGCTGAGATTCAAATCAGTGAGGATGCGCCTCAGAATCGTCGTTCGTTGTCCCCGGCGACGGTCAATGCTCCCCCTTCAGCCCGTCACAGGGTTGTTGGGGGAGTAAAGACGCTTCACGCCACTCGATAATGAGGAGGGCGCATGTCCACGACGCTTCAAAACTACATTACGCAGTGCCAGAGGCTTCTGCACGACGCTAACGCCAACTTTTATTCGACCAATGAACTGACTGACTACATCAACGAAGCGAGAAATCGCTTGGTGCGCGATACCGGCTGCCTTCGCACCATTCAGATGTTGAATACCGTCACCAGCCAAGAGATCTACACGTTTTCATCAATGCCGCAGGGTGCGCAGACGATGGATATTGTGAACATCAACCTGTATTGGGGCAACAGCCGCGTTCCTTTGCGCTATCTGGCGTGGAGTGATTTCAACGCGCAGCTTCGCTATTGGCAGAACTACATTGGACGCCCAATCGCGTTCACCATGTATGGCACTCAGACCTTTTACCTTGGTCCGGTGCCTGACCAAGTTTATGCAATGGAAATCGACACGGTTATTGAGCCAGTGCCGCTCGTAAACTTGTCGGACGTAGACCCTATTCCCGATCCTTGGACTTCTCCAGTGGCTTACTACGCTTGCCATACTGCCAAATACAAAGAGCAGTCTTACGGCGAGTCCGAGATCTTCAAGAACGAATACATCAAAAAAGTGCAGAACGTGCTTGCTGGCACATTTACGCGCAGGCTGCCTAATCCGTATAGCTCAGGGTATTAACCTATGGCGTCGGCAGAGCAGCGCAAACAGTATCTGGTCATAAAAGACTTTAGGGGTATCAATACTCACGCCAATCGCACGGCAATTCCTGAGAACGAATTTTCGTGGCTTGAGAATGCGATGCCTATTGGTTCAGGCAATCTTAAGATTGTCCCGGCTCAGATCTCAGTCACAAACAGCGGCGGCAATGTAGTTACCTGGACCACGGCGACAACTTATTTTACGTCGTCTAATATCAATTTGTCTGACTACTTGCTTTCATTCCAGAGCAACGGCGCAGCTGAGAATTTTAATATCCAAACGGCGACTAAAGGCACTATTGCATCTGCGGGTAAGTTTAGTGGATCGGGATTGCGCTCGGCTCAATGGAAAAATGAGCGTTTGTTGATTCTTGACCCGGCAAACGGGTTGTATAGTTGGAATGGTAATAACGTAGTCGCCATTGGCTCCGTTGGCACGATCGCAATTACCAACCCTGGAACCGGCTATACTAGCGCACCGTCTGTATCTATTAGCGCGCCGAATGACGCAAACGGCGTTCAAGCTACGGCCCAGGTATCGCTTACCGGCACTGCGGTATCTTCCATCACTTTGACTAACGCCGGTTCTGGCTACACAGGGCCGGTAACAGTGACTTTGAGCGGTGGTGGTGGATCAAGCGCAACTGCGGTTGCTAGTTACATTAGCTTTGCGACCGGCACTGTTGTTGTAAACCTTCAAAGCGGTGGCACAGGTTATAGCGCCACTCCCACGGTCACTATTTCCGGTGGTGGTGGCGCAAATGCGGCTGCCAAAGCGGTTGTTGTCGCCAATGTTATCACGCAGATTGTGATGACTAACTTGGGCAACGGTTACACGTCCAACCCGTCTGTCTCTATTACCGATTCTACGGGTTCAGGAGCCATTGCTACGGCGGTTGCCAGCACTAGCCCAAACATAGACGTGGCGACGTTCTCGGGGCGCGTGTGGGTGGCTCAAGGGCGCACGGTGTATTACTCCGCCGCAGGCTCTTACAGCGACTTTGTGACCGTTTCTGCGGGCGCTGTGACGCTGACCGATGAGACGCTGCACGGCAACATTCAGGGCCTACTTTCGGCCAACAACTTCCTCTACATTTTTGGTGACGACAGCATCAACGTGTTTTCTGACGTTCGCGTTCAGAGCAACGGCACAACGATCTTCACCAACACCAACGTCAGTGCGTCTGTTGGCACTAAACGCGTCTACAGTTTGTTCCCATATTTCCGCAGCGTTTTGTTTATGAATGACTACGGCGTTTATGCGTTGGTGGGTTCTACGACAACGAAGTTGTCTGACGCTTTGGATGGCATATTTCCGCTCATTGATTTTTCGCAGCCTGTAAGTGGCGGTCAGGTGCTGCTGAACGGCATTCTTTGCGCTGCGTTTAATTTTTACTACCAAGATCCTGCGCAAGGAACGCGCCCGCTTCAAGCAGTGTTTTTTGACAAAAAATGGTTCCTGACTAGCCAAGGCACTATCAAATATATTAACGGCGTTCCGGTTGGTGGGGTGCCTTCGATCTACGGCACTGATGGTACATCACTGGTTAAGCTATACCAAAGCAGCACAGCCTCTATATCGTCCAACGTGCAAAGCGCGCTATGGACTATGGGCGATATTATCCGAGACAAACAAGCCCTGAAATTTGGCATTGAAGCCACTTTGACCAATAGCGGCGTGTTAAACGTCACCGTTGACAGTCAAGTTAACTCAAGCCCGATTTACACGCTAACGAACCAAGTGCCTTGGTTTAATTCATCTGGCGCTTTTATACCGTGGGTCAACAACGTCTCATCCATTATCCCATGGGACTTTACCAACGGTTATTACCTCTACAAAAGCGATGCCCAACAGTGGGGCAAATATATCGGGTTAACCATAACCTCTACTTACGGCGGGTTTGTGATAAACACGCTTGAGACAGAGCATGAATTGAGGGCGAGGTTCTAATGACTACACTCCCGCTGACTGTTCCATATACCTTTGGCAACACGACTACTCAGAACCAGTTGACCTACTTGGATACGGATTTTACGACTATTTTTAATGCCGTGAACGGCATCGGAAATGGTTCAGTCACGCTTTCAACGCCCGTCATAACGGGTGCGCTGACCCTTTCCACCCCCCTGACCGCAGCCAACGGCGGCACCGGAGTCTCGAACGCATCGCTCACACCGATCACAGCCACAGGGAGCACCACGGCTAGAACGTTGGGGGATCGCTTTGGCGATGTGGAAAATGTCAAAGACTTTGGTGCCGTTGGGAACGGGGTGGCAGACAATTATGCCGCGTTTAATGCGGCCTATACTGCAGCGACGGCTGGAAGCGTTATTGATATCCCATTTGGCAAATATTATTTTTCTCTTTCAGTCAGTGGGTCAAAACAAGTTCTTTGGAGTTCAAACGGCGCAACAAATGGTGATGGGTCATTGCCCATCGCGGATTACAATCTTCCGGGAGTCACAGAGACATTTTGGCAAGGTTCCAAGATGTTCAAAAAAAGCGTGTCAGAAGCAACTGACTACGCTGTAACTCGTTTTGACTATAATATGACGCATAGCGGAGGGTCCGCTGTTGTTAACTCAAACATTGTTGGAAACTTGACGGTTAGCGGGTCTCCTAATTCTTACGGGTGGTGCACAAACTTTACGCTTAATTCTACCGCCACTGGGTCAGGCCAGCATGTTGCGCTGCATGGAGCCGCAAATCGCACGGCAATACCTAGCGGTGGTTCCGGCATCATGTCTCCTTTGTTTGCAGCAGGCATAGCCGCTGCTGATCAAACCAATCAACCAAGTAGCATTGCGGGATCTTTGGTTGGTCTTGAGCTTGATGTTTATGGGGGTGGTGCAGATGATTTCAATGCGGAGGGAATCCGAACCGGCCTTGATTTAATTTTTGGAAAATATAGTTCCACCAATACAACTTTTGGCGTGGGAACAATGCTGCGTATCAGGCGTAGCGCGGCGGATGGTTCAACCGACACAACCTCCACGATGAAGCGCGGAATTGAGGTTAGAGACACTTATACCGTCGCCGCAATTGATCTTTCCCTCGCAGTCCCATCTGGCACATACGCATCGGCAGGAGGTTCCCTTCTGGGCGCAATCGTCATAGAAGCCGGGCAGCGCCTTGCCTATTCCGGCGATGGCTCAGTTTGGAGCGCATTCGACGGCACTACATGGTTCCTAGCAAATGGCTCCTCGCCGATCATCACTGCAACCGCAGGAACCGGCGCAGTTTCGGTTACTGGCGCATTCACAATTGGCGGTAATGTCGGGTTTTACGGCCACGCATCGGCAGCCAAACCAACCGTAACCGGATCACGCGGGGCCAACGCCGCACTCGCTTCACTGCTCACGGCCCTTTCTGGCCTGGGCCTTATAACGGATAGCAGTTCATGATAAAGCCAGGAACAATGATGACTGTCACTCTTACAGCAGAGCAATGGCAGATTGTAGAACGCGCTCTAATTGAGCTTCCGTTTCGGATTGCTCAGCCAATAATTGAGTCATTGGTTAACCAATTCAATCTCCAAATTGAAAGCAAGGAGGCGGAAATCGCACAATAACTCGAAAATATAAAGTTTGGGCAAAAGCGCAAATGGATCAAAACCTAATCAACATAATGGCAGCTTCTTTTGGGGCTGTCCTCGGGTGGCTGCTGAAGGTTGTATGGGACGCAATTCGCAGTCTGGAAAAAGACTTGAAGGACTTGGAGAAGGATCTCCATACCAAGTATGTGACCAAAAACGAGTATCGTCAGGATATTCTTGATGTGAAGGATATTCTAAAGCAGATATTCGACAAGCTAGACCGCAAAGCGGACAAATGAGAACAAATGGATTTCGATCAACTCAGCGCGGTGGAGTTTGGCAATACGGATAGCTTAAAGAGCTTTCTGTTCGAGAACGGGCTTCAGCACAACCTGTTCAGGGATACGTTTTTCCTTCAGGGCATTTCCGTGCCTGTATATCCGCTCATGGATGCGGATACTGATAATCTTGATGACTGGCTACAGGCTCATCAGGTAGAACATCAATCGTTCGCGGGGCTGACTGGTCTCAGCAATCCGTTTAATATGTTGGATGTGAACTTCAACAACGAGGGTTCTTTTTACGATTGGCTCTCTGAGCATTTGCTGATTCACCAACAAATAGCGGCGGTGTTAGGGCTTTCTTAATGGCACGAGTAGCGGAAGCACAGTCTAAGATAGACGCCCCTAACAAAAGCGTAATGGGGGCTATTGCACGCCAGCGCGGCAAAACGCTGCCGTCAGAAACTGGCCCTGCCAGCATTATCAAGCAGTACATGCAAACAACGGGTGCTGACGAAAAGACCGTTAATCAGTTTATCCTCAACCTTAACCAGTTGGCTAAGTCTGGAAAAGCAAGACTGGTGCAAATTGGCAACACATTGCTTCTTGCGGTGGGCTACACGCCAGATCAAAAAATTCTGCCTAAAGGCACGGTTGATGTGCATGTCATATCTACGGAAGATGCCAACCAGATTGCGCAGCGGTTTGTGACTGCTTTGAACACGTTCAAGAGCATGGGCATTAACCGAGTTACTTCAACAACTGAAGATCCGCAGGCAGCTATGGCGGTTAAGCAGTTGTCCAAGAAATACCCCGTGAACATACGCCAATCGACTCAACCGGGTGGCTATGTTTTGGAGGTTGCTCTCTAATGTCTTGGCTCAGTAGTTTAATCAAACACAACAAGACGATCGCTCCTATTGTGTTGGCGGTTGTGTCGGCTGGCATCGGATTGGTTGCCGCTCCTTTGA